TTAAAGCAAATGCGATTGGTGCTACTATGACCAGAAGAGTAAAAAGGATTGGTTGTTCAACGTTAAAAGACTTAATTGGACAAAAGAAATTGCATATTATAGATGCAGAAACTATATCAGAAATGTGTACATTTGTTGCTCGTGGTAATTCATATGAAGCTCAGGCACCAAACCATGATGATTTAGTTATGAACTTAGTTATGTTTGGTTGGTTTACAACTACAGATATATTCCAAGGGATAACTAATATTGATATGAAAAACATGTTATATAGAGAACAATTAAAAGCAATACAAGATGACTTACTGCCATTCGGTATTATCAATGATGGAAGTAATAAACCAGCTCAAGAAGGAGTTGGAGACGGGGAAGGTAATGTTTGGTTTGAGTTTGAGCACCTTTAAATCTTTATTTATATAAATAAACTTGATTGAATATAACCGTATTATGAAAACTTATTAAAAACTCAAATTGAGAGGACACAAAAATGGCATTTCAAGTATCACCAGGCGTCCAAGTCAAAGAAATTGACGCAACGGGCGTAATTCCTGCCGTATCAACCAGTATTGGTGGATTCGCCGGGTCTTTCAATTGGGGTCCAGTAGAAGAAGTTAGGACGGTTGGTTCAGAAACAGAATTAGCTAATATCTTCGGATCACCAGATTCCAATACTTTTAAGTACTTTTTAACAGCAGCATCATTCCTAAAGTATGGTAATGCACTTAAAGTAGTACGAGCAGCTTCAGGTCACTTAAACGCGACTGATGGAACTGCTAAACTAATCAAGAATGAAGGTCATTATGACTCTTTATCTCATGACGGCCGATTTGCTGCTAAGTACCCAGGTGTACTAGGCAATGCAATTGATGTTCAAATTGTACCAGCTAATGCAACAGCTTGGGCGCAATTTACTAATGTAACAGCCGGCGTTTTAGATTTTCCAGCTTCTTCAAGCTTTAGTGGAATTGCAGGAACTTCAGATTCAGCTGCTGTTGGCGGACACTCTAACGACGAATTACACATAGCTATCATAGATAGAACTGGAGCATGGACTGGCACTGCCGGAACTGTTCTAGAAACTTTTCAATTCGTTTCTCAAGCATCTGATGCTAAAAAATCTGACGGTACTACAAACTACTATAAGGATGTAATTAATACTTCTTCTAGGTATGTTTGGTGGACTGGTCATAACGCAGCATTGACTGACGGTGGCGAATCACTTGCTAGTCAAGCAAGTGCTACTGCTTATGTTACTGGAACAGCAGTTCTTACTTCGGCCATGGCCGGTGGTACTGATGATAACGCTCCTACAGCAGGAGAAATTGCTACTGCATTTGATCTTTTATCCGATTCAGAAACTGTTGATGTAAACCTATTGTTTGCATACCCTGATGCAAATGGATCAAACGCTATTGCTACTGATCTAATTACTATTTGTAACGCAAGAAAAGATTGTATGGCTTTTGTATCTCCACCAATCGAAGATTCAGTTGGAAACGCTACTCCAGCTGCAACAGTAAAGGCTTGGGTTGACGGACTAAATTCAACTTCATATGCTTCTGCTGATTCAGGTGCTGTTTATGTTTATGACAAATATAACGACACTTACAGATGGATCGGAGCTTCAGGACTTTGTGCTGGCCTTTGTGCTAATACAGATACTGTTGCAGATGCATGGTTCTCACCTGCAGGTGTTAATAGAGGTCAACTCTTCGGAGTTACTAAATTAGCATATAATCCTAAGAAAGCTGATAGAGACATGCTTTATAAAGCAAGAGTTAATCCTCTCGTTTCTTTCCCTGGACAAGGTACTATGTTGTTTGGCGATAAAACTTTACTTTCTAAGCCAAGTGCATTTGATAGAATTAATGTACGGAGATTATTCATTGTACTAGAGAAGGCTGTTAGCACTGCTGCTAAAGGTCAACTCTTTGAATTCAATGATGAGTTTACAAGAGCTCAGTTTAGAAATATGCTTGAACCATTCTTAAGAGATGTTAAGGGCAGACGTGGAGTAACAGACTTTAAAGTAGTTTGTGATACTACAAATAATACTGGTCAAGTAATTGATGCTAATCGATTTGTTGCTGATATCTTTATCAAGCCTTCAAGATCCATTAACTTCATAACACTTAACTTTATTGCAACAAGAACCGGAGTTGATTTCTCAGAAATCGCCGGTAGTTAATTAGGAGAAGAAAATGGCAATTTTAGGCGTAGATGATTTTAAATCCAAGCTAGTTGGAGGTGGTGCACGTTCTAACATGTTTAAAGTAACATGTAACTTCCCTGCTTATGCTCAAGGTGATGTTGAACTATCTTCTTTCATGATTAAGGGTGCTCAGTTTCCTTCATCAGTCGTAGCTCCTGTTCCTGTATTATTCAGAGGCAGACAACTACAATTGGCTGGCGACAGAACTTTTGAACCAGTAACATTAACAGTTATTAATGACACTGGTTTTGAAGTAAGAAATGCATTCGAAAGATGGATGAATGGTATCAGCGAACATAATAACAATACAGGTCAAAGTAATCCTACCGATTATATGGCTGACATTGTTGTTGAGCAGCTAAATAAGGCAGGAGCAGTAACTAAGACTTACGATATGCGAGGTTGTTTCCCAACTAATCTTTCTACAATCGAACTTTCATACGATAATGAAAACCAGATTGAAGAATTTACAGTTGAGTTACAAGTACAATATTGGGAGTCTGGAACTACTTCTTAGAAGGGGTATAAATATATTAGACGAGGGGAGACTAACTCCCCTCTGATAATATTGAGGTAAATAAAATGGCAGAATTTTTTGGTTTTGAGGTCAATAGAAAAGGTAAGAATGAGCCAGAGCTCCCTTCTTTTGTCCCAAATACAGATGAGGACGGTGTTGGTGTTATCAACAGTGGAGGTCACTTTGGCCAGTATGTTGATATCGATGGAGACACTGCTAAAAATGAAGTAGAACTTATTTTAAAGTATAGAGATATTGCTTCACATCCTGAGTGCGATGCTGCTGTAGAAGACATTATTAATGAAGCTATAGTAGGTGATAACAAGTCAGCACCAATAGAAATAGTAATGGATGAATTAGAAGCATCCGATCAAATAAAGAAAGTTATGAAAGAAGAGTTTGAGAATATTATCTCACTACTTCGTTTTAATAGCTATTCACATGATATATTTAGAAAATGGTATGTAGATGGTAGATTACCATATCATATTATTATTGATAATAAAAACCCACAAAAGGGTATTCAAGAATTAAGATATATTGATCCAACTAAATTAAGAAAAGTAAAAGAGATCACTGAAGAAAAAGATCCTAGAACTGGAGCCAATATTATTAAGAAGCAAGAAGAATACTTCTTGTTCCAAGATGGAAATATGGTAGGTAATAATCAAGGATTAAAAATACATCCTGATTCTATAGCATATTGTACATCAGGTATGTTAGATCCAAGTCGTAAAAGAATATTATCTTTTTTACATAAGGCAATTAAACCAGTTAATCAATTAAGAATGATGGAAGATTCTTTGGTAATCTACAGAATTAGTAGAGCACCAGAAAGAAGAATTTTTTATATAGATGTTGGTAACCTTCCAAAGGGTAAAGCAGAAGAGTACTTAAAAAATATCATGAGCCAGTATAGAAATAAATTGGTTTATGATGCTTCTACTGGAGATATTAAAGATGACCGTAAGCATATGTCAATGCTTGAAGATTTCTTCTTACCTCGTAGAGAAGGTGGTAGAGGTACAGAAATTACGACCTTACCTGGAGGAGAAAATCTTGGACAGATCGATGATATTATATACTTCCAAAAGAAATTATATAAGTCTCTTAACGTTCCAGCTAATCGTTTAGAACAAGAGTCAGGATTTAACCTAGGTAGATCTACAGAGATCTCAAGAGATGAAGTTAAATTTAAGAAGTTTTTAGATAGATTACGTAAAAGATTTAGTGATTTATTCCTACAACTACTAAGAACTCAATTAATGCTAAAGGGTATTATAACTAAAGAAGATTGGGCTAAGTGGAAAGAAGATATTTACTTTGATTTTATTGAAGATAATTACTTTAGTGAATTAAAAGAATCTGAAATAACAAGAGAAAGATTTGAAATGTTAGCTCAGATGGATGAATATGTTGGAAAATATGTTTCCAATGAATGGGTTCGTAAAAATATTTTACGTCAAACAGATGATGAGATCGCAGACATTAAAAAGCAGATTGAAGCTGAAAAAGCTTCTGGTGAAATTGCTGATGATGATGATCTTGACATCTAAATTATTATAAATATATAAATAAGGAAAAATGATGAGTGTTGAAAACTTAATAGATAACGTAAAATCAGGTAATAATGTTGAAGCTAGTAAGCAGTTTAATAGTATTATGGCCGATAAGTTATCCGCTGCTCTTGATGCTAAGAAGATAGAAGTTGCTTCTTCTATACAAGACAGACAAGCCTCTAAAGTAGAGGACTAACAACGGAAATAAGTAAATGAAACTTATAGCAGAATATATGGAAAGTGACCTAACGGTCCTTGAAGAAAAAGTTAACGGTAAAAAGAGCCTAGTAATTGAAGGTGTCTTTATGCAAGCTGATGCTAAAAATAGAAATGGCAGAGTTTACGAAAGAAGTATTTTAGAAAATGCTGTTAACAAATATGTAAAAGAACAAGTAAGTACTGGTAGAGCAGTTGGGGAATTAAACCACCCTGATGGTCCTACCATTAACTTAGATAAAGTTTCACATAAGATTACTGAACTCAGATTTGAGGGCAGCAATGTTATAGGAAAAGCATCGATACTTAACACCCCAATGGGCAATATCGTAACTGGTTTGTTGGAAGGTGGAGTTAAGCTTGGTGTATCAAGTCGTGGTATGGGAAGTCTTGTACAAAAGAATGGCGCTATGCATGTGAAGGATGACTTTATGTTATCCACTGTAGACATCGTTCAGGACCCTTCAGCTCCAGAGGCATTTGTCAATGGAATTATGGAAGGTGTTGAATGGATATGGGAGAATGGCATTCTTTGTCCACAAGAAATTGAGAAAATTGAGACTGAAATCAAGGAGGCTCGAGGCATTAGTTCATCTGATGTTGAGATTAAAGCTTTTAAGAATTTCCTCTCTAAACTTGTAAATTCTTAATAGGAGAATAAATTATGTCTAATGACAAAATCGAAAATGAATTAGTCGAAGACGTATCAGAAACTGAAGAGCTTGAAAACGAGGAGCTCGTTGAAGACGAACAAGTTCAAGACGAAGAAATCGTAGAAGCTAAAGATGATGCTAAAGATGAGGATGAAGACGAAGAGGAAGAAGTTGAGGAGTCTGCAGATGATGAAGACGACGAAGACGAAGAGCCTGTAGTTGAAATGCCGAAAACTAAAGCTGCTATCATGGCATCAGTAAATGATATGTTGAAAAAGTCTAAAAAAGAAGGTGCACAGAAAATCTACGCTAGTGTTGTTAAATCAATAAAAGGCGGAGATGATGTTGAAGAAACTAAGAAAGTTACTAAAGAGGACGTTGATGTTGACGTTACTCATATTGACTATTCTGAAGATTTAGAAACATTGGTAGCTGAAGAAGCTACTCTGTCTGACGGTTTCCAAGTGAAAGCTGGGATAATCTTTGAAGCTGCTTTAAAATCTAAAGTAAGTGCAGAGATCGAAAGACTAGAATCTGAGTACGTTCAAAACCTTGAAGAAGAAGTAACTGAAATCAAGTCTGAGCTTGTAGAGAAGGTAGATTCTTACCTTAACTATGTAGTTTCTAACTGGATGACAGAAAATGAAGCTACAGTAACTACTGGTCTTAGGACTGAAATTGCTGAAGACTTTATGACTTCTCTACAATCAGTGTTCAAAGAGCATTATATTGAAGTTCCAGAAGGTAAGGTTGATATGATCGACGAACTCGCCGAGCAGGTCGCTGAACTGGAAGAATCTTTGAATAAATCAACAGAAGAGAATATCAAGCTAACTGAGTCTGTTTCCGGATTGGAAAGAGCTGAGATAGTAAGAAAAGCTTCTTCTGGGCTAGCATTGACTGAAGCTGAAAAGCTTGCATCTTTGGTAGAAGATATTGATTTTGATTCAGCCGAAACTTTCGAAATGAAAGTTAACGTTGTTAAAGAATCATACTTCAAATCTGAAGCTCAAGAATCAGTAGATGAAGCTCAAAACTTAGTTGGTACTGATACGGTAGATGCCGGAATCAGTGATGTTATGGCTAGATACACATCTGCTATTTCAAAATATAACAAATAGTCTAATAGGGGAAACTAAAATGTTTAACGCAGACAAAAACTTAATGGAAAAATGGGCTCCGGTTCTCGAGCACAGTGACGTTCCATCCATCGGAGACGCACACAAGGCAGCTTGTGTTGCACGTCTTTTAGAGAATCAAGAAATCTCAGCAAGAGAAGAAGCACAAGCTCAGCAAGGTAACTTCATGACAGAAGCAGCAAATAACGTTGTTGGAGCTGGTATGGGTGCAACTGCTGGTGCTATCAAAGGATTTGATCCAGTATTGATCTCTCTCGTAAGAAGAGCAATGCCTAATCTTATCGCTTATGATATTGCTGGTGTTCAACCAATGAGCGGACCTACTGGTCTTATCTTTGCAATGAAGTCACGATATACTAACCAAAGTGGTGCTGAAGCTCTTCATAACGAAGCTAATGCTTCTTTCTCTGGTGACGCTTCTGTTACTCAAGAAGCTGGACCTTCTGGTCTTGAAGCTGCTGTTGATGATGGAGATAATTCATTAGCAACTGGTGAAACTTCTGGTGAGATCGTTTCTGATGTTGCTGGTGGTCTTTCTACTGCAGCTGCAGAAGCACTTGGCGATGGTGGTGGTACTACTTTCGGCGAGATGGCATTCTCAATCGACAAAGCTACTGTTACTGCTAAGTCAAGAGCTCTTAAAGCTGAATACACTATGGAACTTGCTCAAGATCTTAAAGCAGTCCACGGTTTAGACGCTGAAGGCGAGCTTGCTAATATCCTTTCTTCTGAAATCCTTGCGGAAATCAACAGAGAAGTTGTTAGAACAGTAAACAGAAAAGCTACTCTAGGCGCTTTGCAAGCAAGTGTTGCTGTTAAAGGTATCTTTAACTTGCATACTGATTCAGATGGCCGATGGTTGGCAGAGAAGGCTAAAGGTCTTATCATGCAAATCGAAAGAGAAGCTAACGTAATTGCTAAAGAAACTCGACGAGGAAAGGGTAACTACGTTATCTGTTCTTCTGACGTTGCTTCAGTACTTGCTGCTTCTGGAATGTTGGACTATAGTCCTGCACTATCTACTTCTTTGAATGTTGATGATACTGGTAATACTTTTGCTGGTGTTCTTAACGGTAAGTTCAAAGTATATGTAGATCCATATGCTACTGGTACTAACCCCGATTACGTAACTGTTGGATACAGAGGTAATACTCCGTACGATGCAGGTATCTTCTATTGCCCATATGTTCCTTTAACTATGGTCAAAGCAATCGGTGAGCAAGACTTCCAGCCAAAAATTGGTTTCAAGACTCGTTATGGTATGGTTGCAAATCCATTCGTAGCTACTGATGGAACTACTGGTGCTGATCGTGCTAATCCTTACTTTAGAATCTTTAGAGTTGATGGAATTATGCAAAACAGCTAATCTTTAATTAGGTTACAGTTTAAAAGGGACTCTTCGGGGTCCCTTTTTTTATCTTAAGATTTTAGATGTATAAATAGATATATGACTACTACAAATAAAAACTTTTTAAGTCCCACAGGGTTTCAGTTCAAGCTAGATTCTACAAAGTATTCTAATGTTGAATACTTTTGTACTTCAGTAACACTACCAGATCTAACTTTAGGAGAATCACCATCGCCTTATAAGGGATCTAATATTGCCTTTACTGGAGACAGAATTGCTTTTGGTGATTTATCAATACGTTTTAATATAACTGAAAATTTAGAAAACTATATTGAAATGTTTAACTGGATGCATAACATAATTGAAAAGGGAGAGACCTTTAAGTCGGATGCTACATTGGCTATATTAAGTAGTCACAATAATGTAACAAAAGAAATTACTTTTAGAGATTGTTTTCCAACGAATTTATCAGCAATAGAATTCTCTACTCAACAAACTGATATTGAATATTTACAAGCTGACGTGACATTGAAATATACTTATTTTGAAATAAAATAGTTAAGAGTAAAGTACTTATGAGAAATAGTTTAACTTTCCTTTTATTAGTTTTTCTTAGTGGTTGTGCTGGTACTGGATATAATGATTGGACAGAAAAGGAACAAGCCAAATACAAATACTTTCTAGCCTTACAAACGGTAGACACATTGCAAACTTATGAAGGATTAAAGTGTACCAGTGATAAGCCTCTTACCGAGTGTCTAGAGGAAGTTAATCCTTTATATGGCAAGAGCCCTTCGGGCGAAAAAATTGTAGGGCTTAAACTACTGTCAAATCTGTTAATATATGCTGCGCTTAGGGCCGAACCCGACGTACTGTCTCGAGAAACAACTCTTAATGTTATGAATATGGGGATTGCGGTAGTAATAATCAATAACCAAATAGTAATTAATAGAGCGTTTTAAGTACCTTCTCCACGCCTTATAAATAAATATATATTAGAATATACATTAGAATATACATTACTGGATACATTATGAATAACCTAGAAACAATACTTGAGATGTGGAAAAAAGATTCTATTATTGATGAACTTCAATTAGACCAATCCGCTAGAGACTCAGCAAAACTTCATTCGAAGTACTTAGAACTATACTCGATAAATAAACTTAGATTTAGAAAATTAGATCTTGAATTTAAGGTATTATTACGAGATAAGTTTATGCATTATAATGGTAAACTAACTCAAATGGAAATGGACTCAAAAGGATGGCCCTATGATCCATTGAATGGTCTTACAGTACTTAAAGGCGATATGGATAAATGGTACGATGCAGATCCATTAATACAAGAACATCAAGCTAAGATGCATTATACGCAAGAGCTCATTGATACATTAAAAGAAATTTTAGAGAATGTTAAATGGCGTCACCAAAATATTAAAAATATTATTGAATGGAATAAATTTACTAGCGGGATGTAATGGAACAAATTATTGTTAAAAAGAAGAATGAAGTCTTCTTAAGTTTAGCTACGGAACCAGGGATAGAGATGGAATTGACAGAGCACTTCTGTTTCTTTGTTCCGGGTTATAAATTTATGCCAGCTTACAAAAATAGGATGTGGGATGGCAAAATACGCCTATTTGACCTTAGAAAGAAGGTAATATATGGTGGTTTGTTTAAGTATCTGAAGGAATTTGCCCTAGCTAGGGACTATGAATTGATTATTGAGGACAATTCGACGTTTGGAAGGCCTGATACTGAGGAATTGCATGACATAGAAAGCTTCCTTAAGACTATATCACTCAGCGTGAATGGGGATGATATATCCCCCAGGCACTATCAGTTGGATGCACTCTCGCGCACTCTGACAGATAAAAAGGCTTTATTATTGAGCCCTACGGCATCAGGTAAGAGCTTAATCATATATCTAGCAATTAGATACTATTTAGATATATACGATAAAAGTGTATTACTAATAGTGCCAACAACTTCTTTAGTCGAACAAATGTATTCAGATTTTGGTGATTATTCAAAGAAAGACGAATGGAACAGTCAAGAGAATTGTCATAAGATATATGCAGGAAAAGAAAAGTACAATATTAAAGAACGGATCATAATCACTACCTGGCAATCAATATATAAATTACAAAGTAATTGGTTCCAAGATTTTGGTATGGTTATTGGTGATGAAGCACATAATTTTAAAGCTAAGTCACTTACGTCTATCTTAGAAAAGTGTGCAAATGCTGAATATAGAATTGGAACTACTGGAACTTTAGATGGAACACAAACACATCAATTAGTATTAGAAGGTTTATTTGGTCCAGTTTATAAAGTTACAACTACTAAGAAGTTAATTGAAGAAAATTCGTTAGCACAATTAGATATATTTGTATTGTTATTAAAGTATAGCGATGAATATTGTAAATTGGTATCTAAGATGAAATACCAAGATGAAATAGATTTTATTGTAAAGTATGGACCTAGGAATAATTTTATATCAAATTTAGCTATGGATCAAGATGGTAATACACTTATACTGTTTCAGTTTGTTGAAAAACATGGTAAACCATTACATGATATATTACAGAAGAAATTTGAAGAATTACCAAGAAATACTAGGAGGTTATTTTATGTCTCAGGTGAAACCGATGTGGACACGCGGGAAGAGATACGAGCAATCACAGAAAAACAAGATAACGCGATTATTGTGGCTAGCATGGGCACTTTCTCTACAGGTATTAATATTAAGCGTTTACATAATATTGTCTTTGCATCACCTAGTAAGTCACAAATCAGAGTCTTACAAAGTATCGGAAGAGGTTTAAGAAAATCATCTGATGGTATGAATACTAAGGTGTTTGATATTGCAGATGATTTACATTGGAAAAGCAAGAAAAACTATACGTTATTACATGCGGCAGAAAGAATCAGAATATACAGCAGAGAAAAATTCGATTACAAAGTACACGATATAAGGATATAAATATATAAATGGAAACTATAAAAGAAGTAGATATTAGACACTTCAAGCTTACGAGCGGTGAAGATATAATTTGTTATGTTCAAAGTTCAAATGATAAATCTTTTATTGTTGAACGTCCTGCGGCCGTGAGGATCTCACTCTCTGGAGTGTATACATTTGTCGATTGGTTTCCTTTCTCTGATAGTAAAGTATTTAAGATAATGAAAAGGTTTGTCATCAATCATACTCCAGTAATAACAGAGACAAAAGAATCCTACGTAAGATATTCATTACAAGATGATTCTAAAGAATTTCCAGCATTCGATGATCTTGAATATGAAGCTGAAGAGTACGAACTAAAAGAAGATATCTTTCCCACCGATGAATCGAGTACTACAATACATTAATAATATAGTATACCCCTTACCTCCCCGGCAGTATCTATATTATATCACATTTCTCACTGAATGTAAACGGCCAGAGTGAAATAAATTGAAAATAAATTAATTAAAAATAATTGTTTACTTTTGCAGTAAACTGTGATATAATAGATATATTATTTTAGGAGATATATATGACTGAAAAAATTAAACCAAAAGCTAAACCACATTATGTGAATAACAAGGAGTTTTCCCTTGCAGTTGTTGAGTATGTTCGAACAGCAAATGCTGCTAGAGAAGCTGAAGTAGAAGTACCTAAAGTTACTAATTATATTGCTACTTGTTTCATGAAAATATCTGAAGGACTGTCTCACAGACCGAACTTTGTTCGGTATACTTATCGTGAAGAAATGGTTATGGATGGTGTAGAAAACTGTTTAAGAGCAATTAATAACTATAAGATAGAAACTGCTACACGTACTGGTAATCCTAATGCATTTTCATATTTTACTCAGATTTGTTATTTTGCTTTTATTAGGCGTATAACCAAAGAGAAGAAGCAACAAGATATTAAGTTTAAATTCATTGAAAAAATGGGTATTGAAGATTTTGCTGCTATGGGTATGGATGATTCAGGTGCTCAACAAACTATGGCATACGTAGATACATTAAGAAGCAGAATAGATCAGATCAGAACCAAAGATGCAAAGATCAAAGAGTTTGCTAAGATAGAAAAAGAAAAAGAAAAACTAGAATTATTTATGGTATAATTATGAAAGTAGCAATATTAAATGATACACATTGTGGTGTAAGAAATTCTTCTGATATATTTTTAAATTATCAGGGTAGATTTTACGAAGAAATCTTTTTTCCGTATCTTAAAGAACATAATATAACTAACATATTACACTTAGGTGATTATTATGAACACCGAAAGTTCGTTAACTTCAAAGCCCTCAACGCGAATCGTAAGCATTTTCTTGAGCCTATGCGTGATATGGGGATCACAATGGACATTATACCAGGGAACCACGACGTATATTTCAAGAATACGAATGAATTATGTTCACTCAAGGAATTACTCGGCTACTTTACTTCAAATATAAACATCATAATGAAACCTACTGTTCTTGATTATGATGGTTGTAAAGTTGGTGTTATACCATGGATTAATAATGCCAATTATGAAGAATACACTAAGTGGGCTATGTCGTGTAAAGCTTCTATTCTTGGTGCACATCTTGAATTAAAAGGTTTTGAATTAATGGCTGGTATTACCAATCCACATGGTATGAATGCTGATATATTTTCTAGATTTGAAACTGTTTTAACAGGTCATTTTCATACTAAATCAAGTCAAGGGAATGTTCATTACCTAGGTGGTCAAATGGAATTTACTTGGTCTGATTGTGATGATCCTAAGTATTTCCATATCTTAGATACCGAAACTAGAGAAGTTATTCCGGTTCGTAATCCTATTACTATATTTAAAAAAATAATCTATGATGATACTAAAACTGATTATAATGATATTGATGTATCTGAATTTGAACACAAGTTTATTAAGTTGATTGTTTTAAATAAAAGTGATCTATACATGTTTGATAGATTTGTTGATAGACTACAAAGTATTAATACGTATGAACTTAAAATTGCTGAAAGCTTTGAAGAATATCTAGGTGAAAGCGTTGAAGATTCTAAAGTATCTCTAGAAGATACAGGTGAATTATTAGATACTTATGTTGATGCTGTAGAGACTGACCTTGATAAAGACCACATTAAGGTCGAATTGAGAAAACTATATACTGAAGCACAAAACTTGGAGGTGGTGTAATGTATCAACAGCATTTAGACTTACAATTCCCGCTTACACAACAACTAGGTCTTAACTTAGATGTTCCTGTAGATCAGCGACTAAAATTTTACGTTGACAATAATCTGGTCACAACAATTGATGGTCTCTCTAGCGACAATACGATGACTTCATATCTTACAGTGAGTAATTCTAACGGAGCTGAGACTGCAAGGATAGACGATACAGGCATCAGTCTTAGAATGGAAAACAAATCTTGGATAAAAACTAAGGTTGCTAATTGGTTAGGAGTTAAGTACCTATGATAAATTTTAAATCGGTTTCATGGAAGAACTTTCTTTCAACTGGTAATGATACAATTAAAATACAATTAGATAGAACACCTTCAACACTTATCGTAGGCTCAAATGGAGCTGGAAAATCCACGATGCTAGATGCGTTATCATTTGGTCTATTTGGAAAATCTCATAGAGATATTAAAAAAGATCAATTGATCAATAGTATCAATAAGAAAGGTACTGAAGTTGAAGTTGAGTTTGATGTTGGTAATTCTGAGTTTAAGATCATTCGTGGTATTCGTCCAGGTAAGTTTGAAATCTGGCAAAACGGTAATCAAATAAACCAAGCTTCTAATGCTCGTGATTTCCAAAAGTACTTAGAACAAAACATTCTTAAGTTAAATCATAAATCATTCCATCAGGTTGTAGTTCTAGGAAGTAGTTCTTTTATTCCCTTTATGCAATTACCTGCATGGTCAAGAAGATCTGTTATTGAAGATTTGCTTGATATTAATATATTTAGTAAGATGAATACTTTATTGAAAGAACGTAATTCTAAAATCAAAGAAGAACTTTCTGAGATCAACCATTCATTAGATTTATTTAAAACTAAAATTGAGTCACAGACTAAATATATTAGAAATCTACAAGCTGTTACTAAAGATATGGTTGATAGCAAAGAAGAATCTATAGTAGACTATAAGGTAGAAATTGAAAGTTTATTTAAGCAATCTCAGGATCTTGGTCTTAATTTGTCTACATATATACAGCTTGAAACTAATAAAACTGCAGAGTTAAAGAACAAAGAATCTAGTCTAAAATCATACGACATAAATTTTAAATCAAAAATTAAAGATCTAGTTGAGCAATCTAAGTTCTTTGATAATAATGAACATTGTCCTACATGTGATCAAGATATCGATGAAGATATTCGTAATGAAAAGATTAAAGGAATAAAAGCTTCTGCTGCTGAAATACAAAAAGGTATGACAGATCTAAAAACAGAAATGGATCAAAATGATCAGGATTATGCTAATGTTTTTACTAGTATGAATGGTTTATTGGACAAGCAACGTACAATCAATTCTAACAACGATAAAATCGGGCTTATTCAAAAAGAAATAGATAAGATTCAAAAAGAGATTAAATCTCTAGGAGATTCAAGCGGAGATATTAAAACCGCTAAAACTGAATTAGAAGATTTAAGAGATTCAAAAGATAGTGTAACTGAAAAGAAATTAGCTTATGTTGAAGAAAGAACATATAATGAAGTAATTGGAGAAATGTTAAAAGACACTGGAATTAAAACTAAAGTCATTAAGCAATATTTGCCAGTGATGAATAAACTTATTAATAGTTATCTTCAAACATTAGATTTTTTTGTAGCATTCCATCTCGACGAAGCATTTAATGAAACCATTAGATCAAGACATCGCGATGCATTTAACTATGCATCTTTCTCTGAAGGAGAAAAGCAAAGAATTGATTTATCTTTGTTGTTTACTTGGCGTCAAATTGCTAAGATGAAAAACTCAGCAGCAACTAATCTTTTGGTTTTAGATGAAACATTTGATTCTAGCCTTGATGTAGACGGTGTTGAAAATCTAACTAAGATTTTAAGTACTTTGGAAGAAGGAACTAATGTATTTATCATTTCTCATAAAGGTGATATACTTGAAAATAAGTTTAGGTCTAAAATAGAATTTGTAAAATCTAGGAATTTCTCTAAAATAAAAGCAGCTTAATCCCATATTCACCAGAGTTATATTGACTATAACGAAAATAAATGGTAAAAGGGTTTACTTTGCGCCTAGAATGTGATATAATATACATATATTGAAAAGGAGTAGTTATGTATCATAATTCAAGTTTGCCAAAATTACTAGCTAAAGAGAATATCTCTATTAGACATGGTAACTATAAAACCCCATGGTTTGACATTAAAAATAGAGTCTTAGGCCTTCCTATGTGGAAAGATATGGGTAAAGATGTCTATGATTTATTTGTTGGTCATGAAGTTGGTCATGCATTAGAAACTCCTTATGAAGGTTGGCATGATAGTCCTGAAAAATTACAAGGTTGCCCTAGGTCTTACATTAATGTTATTGAAGATGCTAGAATTGAAAGAAAGGTTAAGTCTAGGTATCCTGGTCTTGTTGGTCCTTTTTCACGAGCTTACTCAAAGCTTTATAATGATAACTTCTTTGGTACAGAAACAATCGATATGGATAGGCTTAAAGTTATCGATAAAATAAATCTTCAAGCTAAAGTTGGTTCTCATATTGAAATCGATTTTACTGAAGAAGAACAAGTTTTTATGGATAGAGCTATGACTACTGAAGACTTTCAAGAAGTCTTAGAATTAGTTAAAGATGTAGTAGCATATGATAAGGCTAACGAAGAAGAGGAAGATCCTCAAACTTCAGAGCCAGACAATAGTGAAACGCCTGAAGAACAAGATCAAGGTGATTCAAGCGGTGATTCTGAAGAATCAAGTGACGAAGATAATACTCCTACAGAATCATCTGAATCTGATAGCGAAGAAGAGGATTCAGATGAAGAGGATGATCAACAATCTTATACAAAATCAGCAGGTGGCGAGGATATCTGTGAAGCACTTACTGATAACGCTTTTAGAGAAAACGAAAGTTCTTTACTAGATATGGATGAAGGCGGTTTTCAAGTTCAAGCATATGAAGATATCAGTAAACCACTAAGAGAAAAAATTATTATTAGCTATAAGCAACTTAAAGAAGAAAGACTTCAAGCCTTAGATATAGCCAGTAGTTATGTTCATGATAAGATTAATGAAGCGATGATTGAATATCCTACCTTTATGAAAGGTGTAAAAAGAAGTGTTGCGATTGCAACTAGAGAATTTGAAATGAAAAAAGCTGCCACACAATGGGCTAAAGCTACTACAGCAAAAACCGGTGTGATTGATGTTAACAAGCTGTTTTCTTACAAAACTAATGATGATATCTTTAAACAAAATACTAGACTTCACGATGCTAAAAGCCATGGAATGATAATGCTAATTGATTATTCAGGTTCTATGTATGATTCATTACCTGAAGTTTTAGAGCAATTGATTCACTTAGTTTTATTCTGTAAGCAAGTTCAAATTCCTTTTGATGTGTATGCATTCACTTCAACAAATAAAAACCTTGATTGGTATGAAATGCGCCACGAAGGTTTATTATGTGATGGTGATATTGACTTAGATATGTTAGCTATGCCTAATCTAGTATCTTCTAAAATGAAAAAGGCTGACTTTGAAGATGCAATTAAAAACTTATACTTAAGAAGCAAAGTTGATAGATATGTTGCTCGCGAGATGTGTGGACAATCTGAAGACTTTGGTTCAACTCCTTTAGATCAAGCTTTAATTGTAGCGCATCATTTAATTAAAGAATTCAAAAGTAAAAATCAAGTTGAAGTTATGAATTTGGTAACGTTTACAGATGGCGATGCTAATGGAATATCATCGTATCATGATGAAAGCTTAAGTGATAACAAACTTCCTGCTATGAGTCGATGGAAAGGTGGTTGCACATTTAGAATCGATGGAAAAATTGTTAGTAGTTCTAGTAGAGATATAACAGCATCTTTATTATCAAATATTAGAAAAAGATATTTTACAAACACAATCGGATTCTTTATGGCTGACGATAATAAACACTTCAATGAAAAGGTCGACCACGTGTTTAATAAAAGATGGTCTGGTCAAGAAAGACAAAATGCTCAAAAAGAATATAGAAAAAACAAATGTGTTGTTTACACGGATGTTCTTGGCTATAATGACTTCTACTTAATTAAAGGTGGTAGTAACCTATCTACTCAAGATGCTGAATTTGAAGTTTTTTCAGATCAAAGTAGAGGACAGATGGCATCTGCGTTTAAGAAATACTCTAAAAGCAAAAAGCAAAACAAAGTACTTATGACTACGTTTGGGAGGGCTGTAGCATAGTATTCACCAAAGTTATATTGGCTATAATGAAAATAAATGAAATAATTGTTTACATTCGCTGTAAACTGTGATATAATATACCTATATTAAATGATAAGGAACTACATTATGAAAGATTTGAAAATATCAACACAGAACATTTTAAGTGAACTGTCTAAGAACTTCCCAGATCAAACAGCATTTAGAAAAAATGTTATTGAGTCTACTGGTAGATCTATGGGCTTTACAGGTAAAGATTGGAAAGATCTTATGACTTTAGACAATCGAGTAAAGATTGGAACATATGATCTTGGTGGTATGTTACAACCAGTTCAAACAAACAATAGTATCGTTAATATTGCTCCAGTAGCTAATATGCAATCTATAGTTAACCAAGAAAAAACATATGCTAAAGCAGATCCTACATTTGTGCCATGGGGTGCTTTTAGTGACGTAGTTAAAATAGTTAAATGTGGTATGTTCTACCCAGTATATATTTCTGGACTATCTGGTAACGGAAAGACCTTTATGGTAGAACAAGCTTGTTCAAAACTTAATAGGGAGTTTATTCGTGTCCAAATCAATCCAGAAACAGATGAAGACGATCTTATCGGTGGCTTTAGACTTATTAATGGAGAAACAGTATTCTCTAAGGGACCAGTTCTCAAGGCAATGGAAAATGGCGCAATCTTATTGCTCGACGAAATTGATCGTGCTACAAATAAGATTATGTGTCTACAGGGTATACTTGAAGGTAAACCTGTACTGGTTAAGAAAACAGGTGAAACGATCTCTCCTAAAGCTGGCTTCAATGTTATAGCTACAGCCAATACTAAAGGTAAAGGATCTGAAGATGGTAGGTTTACAGCTGCTTCGATTATCGATGAAGCATTCCTTGAAAGATTTACAGTTGCTATTGATCAGAAGTTTCCATCACCTAGTGTTGAAACTAAAATTCTAAACAATCACATGGCTAAGTTTGGAGTTGAAGATACAGATTTTGTCGACAAGCTTGTAACTTGGGCTGATATTATTCGTAAGACTTTTTATGATGATGGAGTTGATGAAGTTATTTCTACTCGTAGGCTTTGTCATATTGCTCAAACATTCTCTATCTTTAACAACCGGTCTAAATCAATAGACATGTGTATTGCACGGTTTGATGAAGATACTAAAGAAGCCTTTCTTGATTTATACAGCAAGGTAGATGCAGGTGTTTCGTTTGGTGATGGTACAAACGAAACAACTCAAGAAGCTTCATATGAGTAAACCAGATTACAAATTTAACGAAGGAACTCTTATCAAAGAGTTCCACGCGTATATCGATTCTACATACGGAGCACATTATGGTCAAGGAGGACTTCAATCATCTGAAGTTATTGTTGATCGAGGGCATGGCCTAGGATTTTTCTTAGGTAATGTTGATAAGTATAATGCTAGGTATGGTAAGAAAGGTGGTCCTGAAGATCACAGAAAAGATCTAATGAAGGTACTACACTACGCCTTATTAGCATTATACGAACATGACAGAATTAACCAAGGGAAATAATTATGCAAATATCAAGTGAAACTATTAACATCCTGAAAAACTTTTCAGGCATTAACGCAAATCTAGTCTTTAAGCCTGGAAAGGAACTTAAGACTATTTCTGAAGCAAAAACCATTATGGCTAATGTATCAATTCTAGAGGACTTCCCTGTTGAGTTTGGTGTATATGATCTTAATGAATTTTTGTCTTTATTTAGTCTTATGGATAATCCAGAACTCGACTTTAGTGATAAATGGCTAGTGATGACTGATGGATCTCAAAAGATTAAATATTTTTATTCTGAAATTGAAATTCTTACGCAACCTAGTAAAGATATCAATATGCCTGATTGTGAAGTTGTTTTAGATCTATCATCTGATAATCTAGATAAGATACGAAAAGCAGCTGCAGTACTAGGTCATTCAGAATTATCCCTTAGTAGTACTGGTAACGAGGTTGTAGCTTCTGTATTTAATGAAAAAGATGCAACAGCAAATACATTTGATATTAATCTTGGTACAACATCTACTGAAACCTTTAATTACGTGTTTAGTATTTCTAATCTAAAAATGCTACAAGGTAATTATAAGGTATCGATTTCTTCTAGGCTCATTTCTAATTGGAGAAATGCTGATAATCCATTGGATTATTTTATCGCTTTAGAGAAATCGTCAAGTTTCGGTGTATAAATAAATATGCACAGGAAAAATTCTCATTATAATATGAGGATAATAAAAGAAGATGCCGGATTCGCCGGGTCTCTTACAATTAGTCTACTTTGCAAAGGAGAAATATATGACTGAAGAAACTAACGCACCACAAGGTGCAGAGGAGCAAACAGCTCCACAACTATCCCTTAAGGATATCTCAACTTTCGTACAGATTATTGATATCTGTTCTAAAAGAGGTGGATTTGAAGGACCGGAAATGGAAGCCATTGGTGGCTTGCGAAATAGAACAGTAGCGTTTTTAGAAGCTGCATCTAAAGAGCAAGGAGAACCAGCACCAGAAGGTATGGTTCCTGCAGGCGCTGATTTGCCTGAAACAGTTGAAGGCGACGTAGTCTAATACTGAACTAGCTTAACGTGGAGGTCGCTCCTCCACATTTTTTAATTTTATTATGAAGGATATATTATGGATCGCAATGAATGTGCTCGTTTAATTGAAGCATTAAAAAAGGGAACTGTTACAGTGACCTTTCAAAAAATTGACTCAGATGAAATACGAGTCATGCCATCAACTCTCAATCAAAATGTTTTAAATGCTTATGGACAAAAAGTAATAATCGAATCAGTTAATCCTGACTCTGATCACTTGGCCGTTTGGTCTCTTGATAAAGAGGCATGGAGATCTTTTCGTGTAGAAACAGTTATTGGTTGGGAGGTACTATAATGTCAGAGTTTCTTTGGGTTGAAAAATATCGTCCACAAAAAATTCAAGATTGTGTTTTACCTAAACAGATTAAAAAAACTTTTGAAGATATTGTTAAAGGAGGTGACCTACACAATATGCTTCTTACCGGCACAGCCGGCCTAGGTAAAACCACAGTTGCGAAAGCTTTGTGTAACGAACTTAACTTAGATTTTCTTTTGATTAATGGATCCGAAGAATCTGGTATTGACACTCTACGTAATAAGATTAAGCAGTTTGCGTCTTCTGTTTCTCTCCAAGGTGGCTATAAAGTAGTCATCTTGGATGAGGCAGATTACTTAAATGCTCAATCAACGCAACCAGCATTACGTGGATTTATTGAAGAATTTTCAAACAATTGTAGGTTTATATTAACCTGTAACTTTAAAAATCGCATTATTGAACCATTACATTCTCGTTGTACAACAATTGAATTTAATGTTTCAAAGAAAGATGCTGCTCCTCTTTGTGGACAGTTTCTAAAACGTTGTACCACTATCTTAAATGCTGAAGGTATAACATATAATGAAAAAGTAGTTGCTGAACTTATTATGAAGCACATGCCAGATTGGCGTAAAGTTCTTAATGAGTTACAACGTTATGGATCAAGTGGTACTATTGATACTGGCATTTTAGTGTCACTATCTGAGGTTTCTCTTAATGATCTTATGATTCATCTTAAGGAAAAAAACTTTAAGGGTATGAGACAATGGGTTGCTAACAATATTGATTCTGAACCTGCTGCAATTTATCGTAAGATTTATGATAACATGAATGACTATATTGATGGATCAAGTATACCACAACTGGTACTCATACTTGCGGATTATCAATATAAGAATTCCTTTGTTGCCGATCATGAACTTAATACAGTTGCGTGTCTTACTGAGGTAATGGCCGGAGTTCGATTCAAATGAACCCTTTCGATTACTTGAATGCTATTAATACAACCAAAAAGGATATTATGGTTGATGACATTTCTGAAAAAGGATATTCGCCATTTATGGTTAATAGAGGACTATCATATTTTCCAGACACTATACTTTATGCAAATGAAATGAATTTAAATCATCATATAGACCACCGTCTTCAATTTGATTTTTTTATAAATATAATCAAGAAGAAGAAAAGATTTTCAAAATGGGCTAAGCCAGTTGATATTGAAAATTTAGAATTAATAAAAGAATATTATGGGTATAGTAATGTAAAAGCTAAATCTGTATTGTCATTATTAAATGATGAACAAATAAACGAATTGAAATTGAGGATTTATAAAGGTGGAAAACGATAACGCAGAAGTGAAATGGTCTCCAGCATCTATGCTAGAGATAACACTCAACGAACCAGATGACTTTCTCAAGATACGAGAAACATTAACAAGAATTGGAGTAGCATCTAGAAAAGATCAGAAGCTATATCAATCATGTCACATATTGCACAAACAAGGTAGATACTTTATTGTGCATTTCAAAGAATTATTCTTACTAGATGGTAAGCCATCAAATTTACTGTTAAATGATATTCAGCGTAGAAATACAATATCAACATTGTTATCTGATTGGGGACTTGTAACTTTTGTTACTTCTGATCAGGCTACAGATCTCGCACCATTAAGACAAATTAAAGTTATTCCTTATAAAGAAAAAAGCGAATGGCAACTATGTCCTAAATATAATATCGGAAACAGTAATAAAGAATAATTACAGAATTTATTTAAACTGGTTTAAAAACTTGTATAAATAAATGTGGATGCCGAATTGGTCGGGTCCATATATTAACCTTGCTATATATAGGAGGAGCAAAAAATGGTAAGAAATACTATGAACGTACCGCGTTCTTTGTTTATTGGATTTGATCCAATACTAAACGAACTTGAAAGAATCCACACAGCTGGAAGAGCTCAAGATAATTATCCACCACATAATGTTGTGAAGGTCGATGCTGAAAATTTCAACATTGAGTTAGCAGTTGCTGGATTTGCAGAAGAGGATATTTCTGTAGGTGTCAAGGATGGCATTCTTTTAGTAAAAGGTGAAAAGTCTCATGATGATGATCGTGAATATGCGCACAAAGGGATTTCGTCCCGCAAATTTGAGAAGTCCTTCCGACTCTCAGAATTTGTCGTAATAGACGGGGCCGATCTTAAGAACGGAATACTTGTGGTGAATGCCAGAGTTGAAGTTCCAGAAGAAAGGCGTCCTCGGAAGATCGAAATCGGGTCTGCTGGGGCATCAAAGAAGAAGGAATTTATTCAAGATTAAATTCCGGTGAGCAGCGAAAACTCAGTGGATTGTGTAAAATCAATTTACTGGAGTAAAGTTATGGGTTACATACGTAAGCACAAAGCTGATCTCAGATCTGGATTCGAAGCTATTTTAATTATAGGAATAACTCTAATGTTATCTCCAATTCTTATTGTAGTTCACGCATCCACATTCTGATATCATTAATAGAGAAGGGAGCTTCGGCTCCCGGATCTTTTTAATAAAGTCCTTTACATTACGCGTAAACTGTGATATAATATATACCTATTATTTGGTAATGACTATACTATGAATCTAAAATTCTACACAAATATTTCAAGATATGGCAATAATCTTCTTTATAGAGGTTATTCTAACGGTAAAAAAATACAAACAAAAATTAAGTACAAACCGACATTTTATGTCAACACTACTAATCAAACTCCATTTCAAGCTTTAGATGGAACAAAAGTTGCACCTATTAAATTTGAAGATATGCGTGAAGCTAAAGATTGGCTTGCGACAAATCAGCATACGGCTGGCAGACATATATTTGGTAACAACAAACATATTCCAGCGTATATCAATGAGGCATTCCCTGGTAATATCAAGTTTGATCGTAACATCATTAATGTAACAACAATCGATATTGAAGTTCAATCAGATGCTGGTTTCCCTGAGCCTGAAGAAGCTGCTCATGAAGTAACCGCAATCTGTATGAAAAACAATATTGATAACACATTCTATGTCTGGGGTCTTAAAGAATATGACGTAGAAAAGACATACATGAAAGATAATCGTGTAGTATACGAAAAGTGTATGACTGAATCAGAACTTCTATTAAAATTCATTGCACATTGGTCTTTACCATCGCAGTGTCCGGATGTAATCACTGGGTGGAATTCAAGGTTCTTCGATATACCATACCTCGTTAATCGTATTATTAAAATCCATGGTGAAGAGTTTGTGCGTAGATTATCTCCCTGGGGTTTGATCGATCGCCGCGACGTCAATACAATGCAGCGTAAACAATGCGCATATGAAATTCAAGGTATCGCTCAAATGGATTACCTTGATCTATTTCGAAAATTTGGTTACTCGTATGGTCCACAAGAATCATATAAGCTTGACAATATTGCTAACGTAGTACTTGGAGAACGTAAACTTTCTTATGAAGAACATGGTAACCTCCACACTCTTTACATACATGATCATCAAAAGTTTATTGACTACAACATTAAAGACGTAGACTTAGTAGATCGTTTTGAAGATAAGATGGGTCTTATTACACTAGCTCTTACTATGGCTTATCGTGGTGGTGTTAACTATGGCGATGTTATGGGTACTACTGCTATATGGGATTCTATTATCTTTCGCAATCTACATGCAAATAATGTCATTGTTCCATTCGGTGAAGAAAAGTTTAAATCACCATATCCAGGCGGCTTTGTAAAAGATCCTCAAGTTGGTATGCACGAATGGGTCGTTTCTTTTGATTTAAACTCACTGTATCCATCACTTATTATGCAGTATAATATGTCGCCTGAAACTATTATTAACGGTAAAGTTGCTAATGTCAATGTTGATAGTCTTCTAAGTGGTGAAGTTAAACCTAGGCTAGAAAATAATGAATGCGCTGCAGCATCAGGCCAGTATTTTGCTACTGATAATCAAGGTATCTTACCAAAAATCATTAGTGAAATGTATAGTGAACGTGTTATTATTAAACGCGCTATGATTAATGCACAGAAAGAACTTGAAAAGATAGATAAAACTAATAAGACTGAATTGTATCGTGTTCAAAGAGATATCAGTATTGCTGAAAATCAACAAATGTCTATTAAGATTCTTCTTAACAGTTTATATGGTGCCTTAGGTAATAAGTACTTTAGATTCTTTGATCAGCGTATAGCAGAAGGTATTACACTTTCTGGACAGCTCACTATACGATGGGCTGAGAAGGCTGTGAATGATTATCTTAATGGCATCCTTAAAACTAAGAAAGATTATGTAGTAGCAATTGATACTGATTCTGTTTATGTTGTACTAGATGATCTTGTAAAAGCTGTGAATCCTAAAAATCCATTGGAATTTCTTGACACAGTTTGTAAAGAAAAGCTTGAAGCTGTACTTGAAAAAAGCTATGCAAATCTATTTGATATTATGGGTGGCATCGAAAATCGTATGGTTATGAGTCGTGAAGCAATCGCTGATCGTGGAATATGGACTGCTAAGAAAAGATATATTCTAAATGTTCTTGATAACGAAGGTGTTAGATATGCACAGCCTAAGCTTAAGATTATGGGTATTGAAGCAATTAAGTCTTCTACACCAGCTCCATGTCGAGAAGCACTTAAACAAATGTTTAAAACGATTATTAGTGGCTCTGAATCCAAAGTTCAGCATGATATCGAAGCATTTAGAACGTACTTTAAAACTCTACCACCTGATGAAATTGCCTTTCCACGAGGTATAACTAACCTTACTAACTATATGGATAATCAAACTATATACAAAAAAGGTACACCGATTCATGCTCGTGGCAGTATCATGTATAACAAACTACTTGTAGATAAATCGCTTACTAAGCAATATAACAAGATTCAGAATGGCGAAAAGATTAAGTTTATCTACCTTCGAACTCCTAATCATATGAAGGAAAATGTAATATCCTTCCTTGATTATCTGCCTGAAGAGTTTGGTTTACATCGCCATATTGATTATGACACTCAGTTTGAAAAAACATTCTTAGGTGTTATTGATCCAATACTTCAAGCTGTTGGCTGGAACTCAAAAGATATAGCAACACTTGATGAATTTTTTTAAAATAATTGTTTACTTTTGCAGTAAACTGTGATATAATATATACATTAAAGGAGAAAAATAATGAAAATAGTAAGACTTATATCGGGTGACGAAGTTATCTGTAATGTTAAAGAAAATGATGATACTATAACTATATCAGACGCATTTTCTATGGTATCAACAGAACCTGGTAAAATCGGATTTATTCCATTTATGGCATATGCTAAAAATAATGAATTTGTATTTAATAGAAATCATGTTATTATGATAGTAGATCCAGTAGAAGAACTAGTAGATCAAATTAGATCTATAACTAGTGGTATAGTAACTCCATCTCAAGGTATTATTATATGAGCCAAGACTGGGTAAAAGATATTGCTGAAATGCATGATAAATATGGTGTACAAACTTGGGTCGCAAATAATCCTGAAAAACTAGAACAATTACTACATTTTAGAATAGCCTTTCTTCAAGAAGAATATAATGAAACATTTAAAGCTGCTGGTGAAAAAGATCCAGAAGAAATTGTAGATGGCTTAATTGATTTATGTGTAGTAGCAATTGGCACTTTAGATGCTATGGGTGTAGATCCATACAAAGCATGGGATGAAGTCCATAAAGCTAACATGGCTAAAGAAGTTGGCGTGAAAGAATCACGTCCGAATCCTTTGGGATTGCCTGATCTAATCAAACCTGAAGGCTGGCAAGCTCCATCACACACAGGCAATTATGGTCTCCTTAACAATATTCGATAGTATATACGATAACAAAACCGTCAAAAGAGTTGATTATAATTCATTTGATGATTTTGAAAAAGTTTTATACAAATTGGCAAACGGTGATAAGTATCAAAAGAAAACTGATGCTCCCTTAATATCACCAGCCACATATAAGACCGAAACCACCCGAGCTAACGCAAATGTTACAAGCTGGGGTGGTTTCGGCATTGTCGATGTAGATGATTATGAAGGCTCAATTGAAGACATACATGAAAAGTATTCTAACTATAAGTATGTATGTTACTCAACAGCAAGTTCAACAAAAGAACACCCAAAATTTAGATTAGTATTTCCATTAACACAATCTGTAAATGCAGATCAGATTAAACATTTTTGGTTTGCACTTAATAAAGAAATAGGAGACATTGCAGATGCCCAAACAAAAGATCTTAGTAGAATGTACTACGTCCCTTCAAAATATAAAGGGGCCTACAACTTCATATTCACTCACGACGGATCAATCATGGATCCAAACAAGCTTATGGAAAGACACCGATATGTTGTCACAAATGAATCTTTTTTCGATAAGCTTCCAGAATCTATCAAAGCCGGACTTATTGAACATAGAAAAGAACAACTTAACAACACTAACTTTTCATGGACTGGATATAGAGACTGCCCTTTTGTAAATAAAAAGCAAGTTGAAGAATATAAAGGTATTACTGGTTCGGGTTGGTATTTACAGATGTATAAGATTATGGTATCTACTGCTGGTAACGCAATGCAAAGAGGTTATCCAATCTCGTCTCGTGAAGTTGCTTGGATTTGTTCAGACTTAGACAATGAAACTGGTGGATGGTATGGAAAGCGAGATATGATTAAAGAAGCAGAAAGAGCAATTGACTTTGTATTTAGAAATAATATATAATAATGTATTATTACGATGCTAGACAATATGCTATGACACCGGAATATAAAAAATTAATAGAAGACTCACTAAATTGGAGAAATAAAATGAGCATTAAAATGTTACATAATCAGGTTCTAGTAACCTCAACTGAAGAAGATAAAACATCTGCTGGAGGAATTATTCTTACTGCAGATACAACAAAAGGATCTAAACCAGCCTTAGTTTTGGCTGTTAATGATCAAATAGAATCTGAGTGGGTTAAAGTAGGTGATAGAGTATTCCTTGATTGGACTAAAACTATGCCTGTAGATGTTGATGGTAAAGCTGCTGCTATTATTGATGCTGAACATATTAAAGCTGTGTTAGGCTAATGATAGAATTATTAATTTGGATAGTTTTTATTGCATGGGCAACATTTGGTATGTACACAATGAAAGAGTTTATGAAACATAATTGGAATATATTTAAATGAGCAAGGAACTATTTACGAAGCTAAGTAATCATATCAGCAACTTGGAATATATTGTTGATGATTGGTTTATAAAAGCTTTAGACGACGAATATAGGTATGGCAACTACAGTAACAGAAAAAATGTAGATGCCTTAGCCTTAGAATTTATTTTATATAAAACACTTGGTTACAAAAAACCAAAATCCTGGAGATATGACTTAAAACTAAGTAATAGCATTTTCTTAGATTTTAAAAGAAGGCCTAAGATATCTAATAATGCTTCTTTATCTACTAAGGGAAATCTAGAAGCTTCAGCTAAAATGGGTTGTCTAACTCATATTGCTATGTTTACTCAAAATATAGAACATGATTATAAGATTGGTGATATACTTACTTTTAATGTTGATGGCTATATAAAAATTCAAGATGCGTTTGAACAAGCTTTTACTATGACAGGCCTAAAAAGTTTTAAATTATTATCAAAAAACAGTTTACATTCAGCTGAAACTGTGATATAATAGATCTATATTATAAAGGACAACAACATGGCTAAATTTGACAATGGTAAATCACCTCTTGGTTTAATCCCACCAGAAGCTTTACTTCAAATCTCTGAAGTTTTTGGCTTTGGCGCAGAAAAATATGGTATGAACAATTGGCGTGATGATGGTCATAACACTAGTTGGATACGAACTTATTCTTCAGTACAAAGACATTTAAATAAATGGCATGCCGGCGAAGATATAGATCCTGAATCTGGATATACACATTTATCTCATGCAACAACTCAAATCATGATTCTTATGATGCACGCAATTGAACATCCCGAAGTTGACGATAGGTATGGAAAATGAATACAACTATAGATAATATACGAGGCTTATTTAAAGCTAGGCTTTTAAATGATATGTTTACCGAAGATAGAAATGGTGGTAAAACTATTGAGTTGATTGGTGCATCATTTGTTGCTGATCGACCTGCTATTTTTGGAACTCCTAATCAGGAATATATTGATGTAGAACTAGATTGGTATCATAGTCAATCTACAAATATTAATGACATTTATCGTAATGACCGTGAGCCACCGGCTGCATGGATAATGACTGCCAATGATCATGGAGAAATCAATTCTAACTATGGTCATTTAATTTTTGGTGAAAAGTATTATAATCAGTTTGATCAGTGCGTTATGGAATTAACAAGAAATCCAGATTCTCGTAGAGCTTCAATGATATATACACGCCCTTCTATTTGGATGGAGTATAATGAAAATGGTAAGAATGATTTTATTTGTACTAACGCAGTCACATATTATATTCGAGATGATAAACTAAGTTGTGTAGTACAAATGCGCTCTAATGATGTAATCTTTGGCTATCGTAATGACTATGCTTGGCAAGAACATGTTCTTGGCGAATTGGCCGATGAACTAAGATGTGATACAGGTGAAATTCACTGGCAAGTTCAAAACTTACATGTTTATGAACGCCACTTTGATTTGGTGAAATAATATGAGTTGGGAATCAGCAAAAAGTTACAAATGGGACAAGAGATTTATAGCTTTAGCTCAACATATAGCATTGTGGTCTAAAGATCCATCACGAAAAATTGGAGCAATCGCAGTAGGATCTAAAGGTCAAGTTTTAGCTCAAGGATATAACGGATTTCCTCGAGGAATATCTGACGATGTATCAATGTATAATAATAAAATTACTAAATATCAACACGTTGTACATGCTGAAATGAATTGCATTTATAATGCTACATACAATGGAACATCACTTGATAATTCAACACTATATATACATGGTCTTCCAGTTTGTTCTGAATGCGCTAAAGGTATTATACAAGTTGGAGTTAAAAGAGTAGTAACAAAGGAGATCGATGATTCAATGCCAGAAAGATGGATTGAATCGACTGCACTAACTAAGAAAATGTTTGATGAAGCTGGTATTGTATACGACTTTATCGATTAAATGAAGCGTCCTTAGCTCAGCTGGATAGAGCAACGGCCTTCTAAGCCGTAGGTCGGAGGTTCGAATCCTCCAGGACGCACCAAAATTTAGGAAATAACAATGGAATATATAGGTTACAAATTTAAAATGTCAGAAGATGGATTAATATTCCACGACATTAATACTGTACTAGAGCCTTACAGAGTAAATATAAACAATACACCATTTAATGTTGGAGATACATTTATGTTAACAACATCTCCAGAAGGCTGCATGTTTTTTAAGAGAGTTGATATCATTATTAACGGAGCTGAAGTTAAATGCCCTCGTTGCGTGGAATATGAAGAATAACATGGCTACTAAGAATGACATTACTGGTGATAGTATACAGTCTAAGGCTTTATCTAAACAGGGTAGAGATAACTGGGATACTATATTTGGTAAAAAAAATCCAGTTAAGAAGAACATGGACAAACTCCATAAGCCTTCTACACATGCTGATAAGACAAAATATCAGCGCAAAAATAAACATAAGATAACAGATGATGAATAGTATTATGGCAGACTTTGATCCAAAAGAATTAAAGAACAGTAAAAGAATTTTTAAGAGTGCTACTCCTAAGTATACTTTAGATTGGTATATTAAATGGGTAGCTTCTATATTTGTACTTAGTGCAATGTCTCTAAGAGGCATTGACGGATTGCAAATGTTTGATTTAGGATTATCTGCAATAGGCATTATGCTATGGTTGTGGGTTTCTATTATATGGAAGGATCGTGCACTGATTCTTTTAAATGGAGTTGGACTAATGTTCTTAATTAAGAATTTGGTCACAACTATTTACACTTAAGTGCAAACTAGAATTAAAACTACTATAACTACTATAAGTGAGCTACTCTTAATCCAGTCAAATACTCACTATAATAAACTGATATAAAGGAGAAAATTATGTCTAAAATTAATATCGCAATCGCCGGCGTCGGCAACTGTTCATCAGCACTCGTTCAGGGTGTTCAATACTATAACGAAAATCCAGAAGATACAATTGGTCTAATGTTTGAAGACATTGGTGGATATTCATCTCCAAACTTTAACTTTGTAGTTGGCTTTGATGTTGATTCACGTAAAGTTGGTCAACGATTAAATAAAGCAATCTATGCTAAACCAAATTGTAACATGGAAGTATTTCCTCCAGGTCATGATATGAGCTGTATTGCTAACGAGTCTACTGTGTATAGATCACCAACACTTGATGGCATTGCACCACACATGCATGATTTAGATGAGAACATTTCGTTTTTAGAAGATACAGAAACAACTCCAATCTCAGCAGCTAAATACCGTGAGATTCTTAAAAATCGTAAAGTTGATGTTTTACTTAATTATATGCCAGTAGGTTCAGAAGAAGCAGCAAGATGGCATATTGAAAATGCTATTCGAGCTGGAGTGCATATTGTTAATTGCATGCCAACTTATATTTCTACTAAAGATGCTATGGAATTAGAAGAACTTGCTATTGAAAATGGTGTAACAATCGTTGGTTCTGATATGCGTTCTGATTATGGAGCATCACGTTTATCTGAAGTTCTTCAAGGGTCTATTATGGATTCTGGTTTATTAGTAACTCAGCACATTCAAGAAAATAAAGCTTGTGGAGCAACTCAAGGCGATATGCGTAGAACAGGTCGTACTGCTAATACTGATTTCTTAAATATGGCTACTAAAGATCGCTTAAAGAATAAGCATATCTCTAAAGAAAACGTATTGAATGGTCAAGCAGTTGTACGTGGTAAAGATATTGCTGGCCTTACAATGTATGCAGGGCCATCACTTACAGTTTTCCAAAAACCAGGCGATAAGTATATTGGTTCTGATAACAAGATTGCTAACATTGATATGGTATTCTGGGGTTGGGCAGGAGCACGTTATGAACTTACTGCTCGTTTATCTGTTCAAGATTCTCCAAATAGTGCTGGTATTGTTTATGATGCTATTAGATTCTGTAAAGTTGCTTCTGAAATGGGTCTTGTTGGTTACCTTCGTGGTCCATCAGCATGGTCTCAAAAGACTCCACCACAACAGCTTAAAACTGCAGATGCTAAGTTCGAATGCGATGCTTTAGCTCGTAGAGTTTTGACTGATATTACACGCCCTCAACTTAAAGAAAATAAGCCAAAAGTTGAAGACTTAACTTATACATTCCAATCAGGTGAAAATGACTATGCCTAAAATTAACACATTTGATATTGATGGTGTAATTTATTTTGGTGAAGATTTTACAGGAGTTAGGCCTTGTGAAGAAGATATTATCATCACGGGCCGCTCCTTTGAGCAAAGAGAAGAAACTACCGAAATGTTACATTCTAGAGGCATATATAATAGAGTGCTTATGAATCCATTAACACGAGAAGATTCTAGATATTCTCGTTTATCGTCTGGATATCATAAGGCTCAAACAATTTGGGATTTAAAAGAAAAAGGATACGAAATAGGATTACACTTTGAAGATGATCCTATTCAAATAGAGGCTATTAGAGAAGCACATCCCAATTTACAAATTATACATATGATAAGAGAAGGTGAAGATTTAATTGGCTACTAATTTATGGAAATATGTTGATCAAAGCGTAGCAGATGATATATCTTATTTTTGGAAGCGTGTTATTGAAGGCTTTGATTACCGTGCAGGATTGACTGACTTCTTTAATGGTGCTGATCCAGCTATACAATGGAACACAGAATACTTTGGCCCCAATGTAACTATGGATGATCGATTACGATATATAGCAGAAAATATATCAACAAACAAAAATATATCAGATGTAAATCGTGCACTTAACTTTGTAATTACTCACTTTTATGGAGGTAGAGACTGCCATAGAGTTCTTAACGCAGAATTAGACCCTAAGAAAGCGTATACAGATTTTGAACGAGCATTAATTGATCCAGAATATGTAGGTCAGATTAAATCTAATTTAGATAGAGCTAGATCTCTTGGATATTCTATTTGGTCTAGGACTGAGTTACATACATCTTTAATGGGTGCATCAAATAAATATGCTAAACAGGAATTTGGATTTGATACTCATTCTGTTAATATGATTGCATGGCTAGCAGGTTGGATTAAAGATGGAACGGTTGATAAGATACTTAATGCTAAAACTTTAAAAGAGTGCGCTGGTGTATTACTTTCTAAAGAAGGTATTGGTCCTTACTACGGATATCATGGAGCAACTGACCAATCGACTAATCCATCTATGGCATTTACTCATGATGAACCATTTGTTTTACCTGGACCAGGATGTCAACACACGCTTAAAATGTTATTTCCAACTCTAACTAATAAAGAATGTTCGCCTGGAAATCAGGTTGTTTGGGTTAGAGAAAATCAAGAAAAGTTATTTGGTAAAATGCATTTTAATGATTATTGGCATAATATTAAAGTAGATGGTATTGATGTATATTCATTTGCTCAAAACGAATTAACATGTTATACTGCAGAAGTTGCGTTATGCCAGTATGGAGTATATTGTGATATGCAACAAAATCCATCTAGAATTGAAAAAAGACAAATAGCAAAGGTTGATGTCACTTCAATCGTAGAAAGTTTACAAACAGAACCATCCTCTATAGAAGAATTTTTTCTATGAAAAACATATTGAATTGTCCATTTATTCCTGTAGCTAAACGAGCAGCTTCTCATAGAGGAGCTCAAGGTGTTATATATGGAGATGAAGTAAAGCAAAAGTACGGTAATTGCGATGTTAATTACGGTGGGCAAATAGAAGACCATAATGAATATGATAATCTTTGGGTATATCATGGAAGCGATTTTAGTGGTGGTCTTAATATGTTTGGTGGTGTTTATGGGTTTCCGTATGTAAAGAACACAGTAAACTTTTCTAAGTTTAAAGGCCAAGTATACTCCATTGGAATTGATTTTCCAGAGTATCACACTATGATAAAAGATAAATTAGCATCAGCCAAAAAAGAAGTACAACCAGAATGGAATGATGTAGATTTAGTAAATCTTGAAAGAATGTATA